TTACTGCTGACAGACTTATGAAGTCTGAAGGTAGAGTAGGAACAGCTGATAATGATATCAATGCTATCAAGAACATGGGAATGGTTCCAGAAGGTTATACTGTAAACCATTACTTAACTGATCCTGATGCATTCTTTATTAAAACAGATGTGCCTAATGGTCTAAAACATTTCAACAGATCACCTATCAAAACGACTATGGAAGGTGACTTTGATACTGGTAATGTTAGATACAAAGCTAGAGAGAGATACGTATTTGGATTCTCAGACCCTAGAGGTGTATTTGGTTCACCAGGAACTGCATAATAATTAACAATTTTGTGGCGGGACATTGTTCCGCCACAATTACAAAATAAAGGTGAGAGAATGAAGAAATTCCTAGTAAAAATAAACGCTTATGGTTATCACACAGAAATTGAAGTGATGGCAGAGGATAATGTTGAATCTATTGAAAATTCAATAGTTGACAAACTAGGAGAAAAAGGTGTAAAGTGGGAATATCTTGGAGAAATGATGGACCCCAAGGTAAAACGCATAACCTATGAGGAGGTTAGTGATGCAATCACATCTGAACGACCTGTACAAACAGAAGAAAGTACTGGATCTAGAATGGGAGCAGGAGCATCTTAACGAGGGTAAATATACTCTCAATATGGTTAGGATTGACAGAAAAGTTAAAGAAGTAATTAGCCATATTAAATTAGCCGAAGCTAAAAAAGAGCATCTGGTTAATAAAGTGGAAGACGCTGCCGCTCAAGTTTCTGTAGCTACTTAATCAAAAGCTACATTGCTGAAATGCATAAATACCGTAGGCTCTCTTGCACTCTACTCAAAAATAATATATAAATATCACACTATACATAATTAACTTTGCATGGCGACGTGAAGTATAGCGCGTTACGGCCTAGAGACTCTATGCAAATAACTAGGAGAATATAATCATGGCAACAACATCGTTTCAAGGGATCATAAGATCATACGGCGGACAAGACAGATCAACTAGCACAACTCCAGGTGTAGTACTTTTATCAGAAGTAATTTCTTTTGATGCAGCTGCATCAGCGGGTTCTTTAACACCAGTTAGAATTGGTACAAGTGCAACAGCAGGTAAAGAATTTGTATTACCTAAAGGCTCTATACCAGTTACATTTACAGTAGTAGTAGCATCAACAGGTGGTGGTTCAACTGTAGATATTGGAACTACAGCAGACGTTGACGGTTTCTTTAATGAAGTAACATCAGTTACAAAAGGAAGTGTTGCTGGAGCAGGTGGAGCCTTAGTAGTAGCAGGTGGTACACCAGCTAATGCTACAGTAGCAGCTTCAGTAGGTGCTTCAGCTGGAACAGGAACTGTTACAGGTGTTTTTACTTATACTTGTGTAGACAATGCTAGAGCAGGTGAATCACAACCTGAATTAGTATAATAATTAATTAAGTGTGGGCTTCGGCCCACACAAAATTTAATAGGAGAAAAAATATGTCAGGCGGAAGTACTTTTACAAGTGACCAAACAACCCTAAATATGACTACAGTCGGAGCGGATACTCTTGCACATACAGGAAGAATAAGAATTACTTCTATTCAAGGTGAAGGTATTGCGGGATCAACAATTAAATTTTTTGATTCTGCGGATGCATCTGCACCTGGAACTGCAAAAGCTATTTACAATTATAATACTGAGGGAATGCAACTTTACATTCCTGGTTCGGGTATTTTGTTTAAAAGTGGACTTGTTTATAACTTAGCAGGAGCAGGCGGAAGCGTTACAATAACAATTACGGGTGCATAGAAATTTAAATGGCGACTATTACTTACACAGTTACGGTTGCAAGTGGTACTAATGCCTTTAGTGCCAGTAACCCTAAATTTTTTATCAATGGTACGGTAAGCCCTGTCTTGCAGTTGCAAGAAGGAAACACTTATGTCTTTGATCAAAGCGATTCAACATGTACAGGTTACTTAGTAGCTTTTTCAGCAACTAGTAATGGAACCTTTACATCAGGTGGAGCAAAATATACTACAGGTGTTACAGAAACAGGAACTCCAGGAACTGATGGAAAAACTACGATTGTAGTGGCTCCGGTTAGAACTGTTGGCGCTCCTCCTTTATTTTATTATGATGGAGGTGGTGTTGGTACATCGGGAATGGGAAATAGTGCAACCACTCTTTCTCCTACTTCTGGAATAACAAATAGATTTAATCCAGCAATTGATGACATTATAGAAGAAGCTTTTGAAAGAACTAATATTAGAGGTACAAGAACAGGATATCAATTAAGATCTGCAAGAAGATCTTTAAACATAATGTTTCAAGAGTGGGAAAATAGAGGTGTTCATTTATGGAAAGTCAAATTAGCTAAAATACCTTTAGTATTAGGACAAGCAGAATATAGTTATGCAACAGACTCTATTAATTTTCCAACTGATCTTAGTGATACTTTAGAAGCTTTCTATAGAAATAATTCTACTACAACAGCTCCTCAAGATATTGCATTAACTCAAATTAGTAGATCACAATATAATGCAACACCTAATAAATTAACACAAGGAACTCCTTCTCAATATTATGTAGAAAGAAAAATTAATCCGAGCATATTTATATATGCTACCCCAAGTGCAAGTGTTTCAAGTACAACTACACCAACGAGTTATCAATTTTGTTTTTATTATTTGGCTCAAATAGAAAATCCAGGTGCATATACAAATGTTTCTGATGTGGTAAACAGATTTTATCCATGCATGATGTCAGGTCTTGCATATTATTTAAGTATGAAATTTTCTCCTGAAAGAACTTTAGATCTTGAGAGAATTTATGAAAGTGAAATGTTAAGAGCATTAGATGCAGACAACCAAGGTACATCTACATTTATTTCTCCACAAACATTTTACGGAGATGGAGTAATGTCATAATGGGAGTTTTTGCACGAGGTAAACAAGCACTAGCAATTTCTGATAGATCAGGAATGAGATTTCCCTATACTGAAATGGTTAGGGAATGGAATGGATCTTTAGTTCATTACTCAGAGTATGAACCAAAGCAACCACAACTTGACCCTAAACCAGTAGGTAATGACCCACAAGCTTTACAAAATCCAAGAGTCGAAGAAGAAGCGACATCACAATTAATTTTATTAAATAATAATCCTTTTGAAATTATTGTTAATAGTGTTGATGGTAATACTTATGTTAATGTTTATTCATTAGATCATCAAAGAAAAGCGGGAAGTATAGTTAGATTAAGAGGACCTGCTCAAGTAACAACTGTAGGATCTGGTGGCGCCGATGCTCTTAACCTTCAACAGTTTGCACCTATTCCAAATATAAGTGGTGTAACTGATATAGATTCGGCAAGTGGTTTTACAATTTCGTTAGGAAAAATTGATAAATACGGAAACGTGACAGGAGCAACTACAACAGATTCTTTAACTAATCCTATTAGTTATTTTTATTTTAAAAGTGCAGACAGTGCAACTTTACATGGTGTAAAAGGTGGTGAAGAAAATTGTTCAGCAGGACCTATAACATTGGAGGGAATATAAGATGGCATACACTTTGGCAAATTTAAGAACAGATATTAGAGGATACACAGAAGTATCTGATACAGTTTTAACAGATTCGGTTTTAGCAACTCAAATTAAAAATGCTGAAAATGCAATTTTAAGAGCTGTTCCTACAGATCAAAATGCTCACTATGCAACATCTACTTTAATTGTTGGAAATAGATATGTTACAATTCCACAAGATTTAAGATCTATTAATTATGTTCAACTAAAAGATACCGCAGGCAATCAAACTTTTTTAGAGCAAAGAGATCCTAGTTTTATGGCAGAATATTATTCTACACCTGGAGCTCAAGCTGTAGATATTCCTAAATACTATGGTAATTGGGATGAAGAATTTTGGGTGGTGGCTCCAACTCCTAATCAAACATACGCTATAACATTAGCTTATAATAAAGAAGCTCCAAGTATTACAGAAACTACTCCTGTAAATTATGCGGGACTAGGAACTTATCTGTCTAACAAATATCAAGACTTGCTTTTATATGGGTGTTTGATAAATACATTTGGATACTTGAAAGGTCCACAAGATATGATACAATACTATCAAGGGCAATATGAAAATGCTCTTACCACGTACGCAACCGAACAAATTGGTTACAGACGCAGAGACGAATATGAAGATGGCATGGTTCGTCAACAATTAAAATCAAAACCGCCATCTAGTTACGGAACAAATTAATTAAGGAGAAAAAAATATGGCAAATGTAGTACCTTATGCTTTTAAACAAGGGATCCTAA